GTATAAAGTTTACCTGTCATAGATCTATTAAAATCTACACCGTGATGTTCACAGTAACTTTCGATTATATGTTGTTTACCAAATTGAAAATTTGATTTGTATGGCTCACAATAAAATATATTATCAGACGCCATGATCCTTGAATCTTGTAATGGTAATGTAGATTCTAAAGCTAGTTTAACATCAGGATTACCTGCAAAACAATCTATGTAAGGGGTGTATATTTGCACCTCTGATTTTTTTCTTAGTTTAGGTAGTAAAGCAGTGAATGCGGTACATTTACCAACACCACCTTCTACGACGTACGTATTAAGCATTATAT